CATTAGCTGCTTGCGCTTGGGCCAGCGCATTTTGGCGTACTTGGTCGTTTTGTTGATTCTGTTGTTGTGCTTGCTGCAATGCAGCTTGCGCCATAGCGGCGTTTGCTACTTCGTCATTCTGTATGGCTTCGCTTGCAGTAGCCGCGTTGGTTTGTTCTTCTAGAGACGGATCAGTTGAAGGGGCGGCAAATTTTACCGAAGCTCTTGTCTGCGGGTTATCTTTGAGAACACCGTTTTGGACGAGCAGTTGGAACTCATCCTCGGTAATAGCCTCTTTAGCTTTGCGCTTCTGCATAGCCGCTGCAAGATTCTCAGCGGGGCCGGGGCCAACAGATCCAGCAAGTTTAGTCTCGTTGAGTGGTAGCTCAGGCTCTTTTGCGGGGGTCTCCCGCATCGTCTGAACCAAAGCGCCCGGAGTACCAATAACTGTACCAGCAGCCGCACCCTTGGCAGCGGCGGTCAATAGCCGGTCTACATTCTTAGGATCAGAGAACCCACCCGGAGCGCCAGCAAGTTGTTCTGCGATGATGTCGACTGATTCTTGGACAGCTTCAGTGGTACTCTCAGTAGCAGCGGTTTTACTAATTTCTTTAGCCAGCCGCAACTTGAAACTCTCTGGCACGATGGTGGATCGTTCAGCAAGTTCTTTTGCTACTTCGGCTTGTCCACGTGCTCCTAGCTGACGCATCAACCGTGCAGGAAGAGCACCATCAAGGATGGCTTTAATCCCGCCAGCACCAAAAGCAAGTCCGGGTCTTAGTTCCCCGCCGGTCTCTTCGTAAATACCCGCAAAAGATTCAGGCGCGTTAATACCAAAACTACCTGTACCGATACCAACGCTCAGGCCAGTATCCCCAGCTTTGGCTCTGGCAGCGGGAGCGAGTCGGTTACCTAGGCGGGTAGCATATGCTTCAGCCGCCTCCCCAGCCAGACCACGTTGCGCCGCAGCACGAGCAGCCGCCGCTTCAACAGCACCTTTGGCAAGCCCACGCGCAGCGAGAGAGCCAGCCCCTCCGGTCAGCGCCATCAACCCTAGGTTGCCTACGTTTTCACCGACAGACTCTGCAATAAATCCGGGTATATCTGAAATGCCACGGACTTTATCAACGGATGAAAAAGACGTAGGGTATTGCTCTTCAAGCTCTTGGCGCTTTGCCTTACCCGTTTCCAAATATCTAGTGGCGGCTTCATCAAACCCTAGCGCAGACGCCCCAAGACCCATAGCCTCACTGCCGGTAGCACCGAGCCCACCAATTCCCCGTTTAAGAGAATTAGTAAACTGCCGTCCAAGAGGGATATCCCTTGGGTCTGGGCGAGTCTCTAAGTCAATCTGTTTCAGGCGGTCTTGAATTTTTGCAATAGTTGCATAAATAAATTCATCAGAGTCCGTGTCTTTAAAACCTAACGGACCTGCGCCGGGAACATTTACTATTTTCATCGTGCGCCAATACTTGCTGCGTAGTCAGTACCCATTGTTACGCCCGAACCCCCGCCACTTGTGCGAGTACCCTTAAGAAGATCCTTTATATATGCCTTTTTAGCAGCTTCAACAGCAGCTAAAAATTTAGGATTATCAGGTTTCATAGTACCCATATTAACGGCTTTTAGGAGATTATCCCCACCAAGTTCTTCCATACTAGAAATGTACTTCATTGCCTCGGGGCTACGCTTAAAGTCCATAAATTTTTTATCCGCAAGTTCTTCTGCTTTGGCTACATCTGAGATCGTAGGGCGATTTTTATCTTCCATTCCTTGCATACGCAAGGCAAGATTCATCAAACCCATCTGGTTAGTAAGCCCAGCTTTTTCAAGCGCGTGCTGGTTTCTCATACTAGCAATATCGAACGCATTACTCAGTTTAGCGCCTTCAATCTGCCGTTTAGTATCAGCCCCGGCAACATCTTTGAGCATTTCCGTGCTGGCTTTCTTTGCGTCTAACTCAAGTCTAGCTGCATCCCGCATATTGCGGTCGTGCTCATTTATATAGTCTTGGGCAGATTTTTGATCGCCTTTTTCGTCAGCCATGCGAGCTTTAAGAAGATCCATCTGAGCTTGACGGCGCAAACGCTCAGCGGCGGCACGGGCAGCGTCTGCTTTATCCGCGTAGTCAATACCTTCACCTACGGCTCGGCCCAGCGCAGGGCCAAATGCACCACGGCTAGACATCAACGCGCCGCCCATCTTACCCAGCATTTGATAAAATTCGCTTTCTTTACCAGCGTTGTTCGCAGCTTTTTCTTCGTCAATCAGCTTTTGCATCATGTCGAAGTGGGGTTTAGAACGCGCTTGGTACTTATTATATTGTTTCTCTTCTAGAGCTTCACGCTGCGCTTCCGACATAGCGGGAGATTTGTAATTTTCAAACTCTTGGGCGCGTTTAAGAGCACTTGCTCTGTATGCCTGCTGTTCGGGGGTTTCCCTCTCACTAAAGTCCGCAAGTCTTTTAGCGGCGGCAGAAAGTTCACTACCACCACTACCACGGCCACCAAACCCACCACCGCCACCTATACCCCCTGCAATTCTTGCGAGTTCGGCTAACCCACTAGCTTGATCTGGGACTTTGATGATTTTGGGTTTACCTTCGTCTTTCTTAGCGTCATCTTTGACGGCAGGTGGTACTTTCTTTTCCTCTTTAGGTGGACGTGGGTACGCACGGGGGTCAACAAGGGGGCTAAAGTCTTTGTTCTCGGGTTGTTCTTTATCCGAGCCCAATACAAGATTTTCCCAACCAGCGTATTGACTGGGTATAGGTTCTTTTGATCCTTCAGCAAACGCAATGACCCCACCCCCGGCCATCTTCTTCGGCCCTTGCATAGCAGGTAGTCCCATAATGGGATTAGGCTTTGCTTGCGGTGGTTGCTGTTGCTGCTGGGGTTGCGGTTGGGGAGGAGGTGCTGGCGGCTGTTGTGGTTGAGGCGCAGCCTGTTGCGGCATCGGTTGTTGAGGCGGCATCATGCCTTGCTGGGGCTGTGGGCTAAGCGACTGGACGGTTGAAGCAAGCACCGTAGGCATCTGAGGATTAGGCGCGTTCATAGCGGCTAACTCGTTCTGCATTTGCGCACGGCGGCTCAACTCCAGCCCCGCTAAAGTTTTTAGGGGGATATCACCAATAACCCGGTCGTTAGGACTCTGAGCAACTTGCGTCAGATACTGGGTCGGCATGTACCGCAGGTCGCGGCGGGTCTCTTCAAGTGTCGGTCCCATATCTAGTCCTTATTTCGGAGGCGTAGTCGTAGTGCCGCCCAATTGAGCAATTCGTTCAGCAACACTAAGGCCAGTCAGCGCACCGCCAACAGTAGAATTCAGAGCGGAAGTAGGCTCGCCGTACTCATTGGTGGTGGTCATTGGGTAGTTCTTCATGACGTTATTGAGGAATTCAATCTGAGTCTTCGGATAATCCCGCTGTTCTTTCCAGATGTTGTAATCAGAAGTCAGCCCTTGCTGGGTAATGTCACGCTGGATACTACCAAGATCCGCTCGTTGGAGGTTAGCTGCCAACTGTCGGTCAGCAAGCTGGTTACCAAATGCACCTTGGTTCTGAGCCGTATCCCCCGCAAGCTTGAGATAATCAAGACCTTGTTTTGCGCCAAACTCTGACGCATTTTGTTTCTCGCCCAGTGCTTTAAGCAGACGGTCTTGGTCGGTGTTGTATTGACCCAGTGCTTGGGTGTACGCGGTGTCGTACCCTTTACCGGTAATGTCGGCAAGTTTGGTCCCCAGATTGCGCTGGTTTTCCGCAGCAAGTAAGTTACCGCCACCCCCGCCAAATCCCCCACCCTTGATCATGCTCGCTTGATTCTGCATCTGCTGAATATTTGCGTTGCGCCTAGCTTCCGCAAGTTGAGGATTCAGAATTGTCGACAGGTACGGGTTCATGTAACTGTCAAGCGCTTTTTGATCAAACTGATTGTTGATCCCCGACGTGTTAGACGTGAACGTCGTCCCCGTGTACGCAGGTTGGGTAGCCGCACCCCTATACACGTCCTGCATGTTAGTGCCAGCGTTGGTCTGCGCCATGTTTGGCACAGTTAGATTTTGAATCCCCGAAAACGCTGAGCTTTGAAGCGCCGAAGGACCGGCAACTAGATTGCCGCCGTAGACTTGATAAGGGTTTGCAGCAAAGTCAACCGCAGCATTGACAATGCCCCCTACAACGGGAGCAGCCCAATCTGATACGGTATTTTCTCTTACGCCTGTAGCTACTGGATCGCCCATGATGATTCCTTATTTTGGCGTAAATTTAGCCGGGTTAATCTGCTTGCCCTGCTCTTTATTACCGGTGCGGGCGTGACGGATGCGGTCCATCATGGCATAAAGTTGTTTAGCACCGGCCTCAGAGTTGCCGTTTCCTAAATGAGATACCACGTCGGCAGGGATTACAAACTCACCACCGCTAAGTTTCGCCGGTTGCTTGTTGTCAATGGTAGCAGGAATCTTGTCGGCCATGCCGTCCTCTGCGCTTTTGAGGTAACGCAATCCACCGCCTCCAGCGTAACCATCAATTTCACCACCTTCAGCACGTTGAACCGGCACACCCTTGAGAGCGCCATGGACTTGGCTTTGGCTAAGACCAAGGCTACCCCCCTGCATACCCTTAGGGTTAAAACCTTTTGGACGCCCTGCGTAACCAAGAAGACCGCCAAGCCCAGCGGCCAGCAGCATCTTCATTAGGTCTGGGTTCTTTTTAGCCGCATCGGCTAAACCTTTGAGTGGGTTGGGTTTGAGAGATCTAGTAGGGACGCCAACTTTTGCATTTATTGGACTGCCCGTTACCGGGTCTATAGCGTTCTCGCCCGAGTATGCCCTACCTTCGTTCCCGTAATTTTTAGCTATATCCTCTTCAGTCCCAAAGTAGCCGCTTTCCCAACGCGCGTTATTTAAGTCTTCACGTTGCGCAGGGGTAAGAGTGTCTTCTTCGTAATTAAAATTGCCAGCAGCGGTACTGTCAATTCCTGTATCATAGTCAAAAATATTAGAATAGTCGGTGTTCATAACTCCGGGGTCTATCCCCAGACTGTAATCAGCGTAGCTAGGATCTTCTGCCCAGTCGTACCCGTAACTAACATCCCCACCGCCATCAAAATGTTTAGTTTCCACTTCGCCACCGCCTTTTAGTCCTGTTTGAGTCCAACCGGCGGGGGGTTGCCATGTTCCGGTAGGGTCTGTGTAATATCGATTCGTTGCTTGATTGAAATATTGTTTTGCCGTAGGGGCGGTTGCAGCGGTGGCTGTTGTAGTTACAGGTGCTGTTGTAGTTACCGGTGTTGTTGTGGTTACCGGTGCTGTTGTAGTTACCGGCGCTGTTGTAGTTACCGGCGCTGGTAATATTACTTTACGCACGTCAGAAGTCGGCAATGACTGTAGACCTAACGCTGGAGTCGTGGTTAATGCGAGAAGTTGGCTGGATGTAAGCGTAGCCGGGCTTGTAGTTCCTGTCGTTGTTCCGCCTGTGGTTCCGCCTGTGGTTCCGCCTGTGGTTCCGCCTGTGGTTCCGCCTGTGGTTCCGCCTGTGGTTCCTGTAGTTTTTGTAGTTCCGGTGTCCGTAACAATATTAAACTTCTCACCGGGATATAATTTCTCTAATTCAGCCGACATCTGCGCATAAGACATTTTTGACGGATCAAGGCCCTTACTTGATAGCGCAGATTGAGCAATAGTATGACTTATTACGCTAAGCGATTTCCCCGCTCCAGCCGTTCCTGCGGCCCCCGTAGTCCCCGCAATTCCTGCAATTCCTGTAGTTCCACCTGTCGTTGTACCACCTCCCGTCGCACCACCACCTGTAGCGGATTGCGGAGATACGAAATCACCCATAACTGTAATATGGGGAACATCAGGAAATAATTTTCGTATTTCATTAGCCACTGTTCTTGCGTGCATTCCGGTAGGGTTTATACCATAGCTTCGCAGTATGGTTGCAGCCTCATCAATTTCCATTCTGGCGTAATCGTCGGTCCGCGTACCATCTGCCATATATCGGTTTATACCAACACGCCACAGGAGATGTCCGATATCCTCTGAAGGCGAAGTAGATACCCCGCCGCCAGCAAAATGCTGCACCATTTCGTTTGAAGATAGATCTTTCACTTTACCACCACCTTTTAAAATAGGTACCTGTTGAGATGTTAACGCCCCAAAAGTCGCCGTCGTCATTGCAGGGGGGGCCATTGTCCTGTTTTCAGGCGTATCGTACCAGTCAAAGAACCTAACACCACCTTTGCCACCAGTTCCCTGTGCCCCAGTCTGACGCCAATACCGTGCTTCAGAAGTCGGTAGTGCTTGCAGTCCACGAGCTGGCGTTGTAGTTATGGCACCAATTTGGTCGGACGTAAGAACAGTTGACCCTGATGTACCGGTAGCGATTTGATTAGAAGTGAGGGTGGTGATTTTATCTGTTGGAAGCGTAGTAATTTTATCTGTTGAAAGCGTGGTGATTTTATCTGTTGAAAGCGTGGTGATTTTATCTGTTGAAATTACGTCTACCTGACTAGACGTAAGCTTAGTTATCTGCGAAGTGGTTTTTGTGCCTGTATCCGTCAATGTGTCGTTATTCGCACCAATAAGATCTGCTGTAGCCCTGACTGTTACGGTATCTAACGTATTAGTAGCCTTGGTGTCTAGTGCGGCTATTTGAGCAGACGTAAGATTCCCGGAGGTAAGCGCGGCTATTTGAGCAGACGTAAGAGTTACTTTTTTTCCACCAGTAGTATCTTTTATACCTGTATCCGTCAGAGTGTCATCATTTAAACCAATAGCTTCTTTCTGACCCGTAACTTGTACAGAGGTTAGTGCGGGGGCAACTTTGGTATTTAAAGAGGTTAAATTGGTAGAGGTAAGTGCAGCAATTTGATTAGCCGTAAGTTGACTAATTGGGGACGTTAACTTTATATCCCCCGCTGTTATCGTGTCGTCATTTACAAAAGAAGGGGTTGACCCGGTAACATTTACGGTACCTAACTTAGCACCTGTACCTAAGTCTGCTTGAAGAAGACCGCTGGCGTTTGCAACATTTAACTCCGCAATTTGTTCTTGTGTGAGTTGGTTCCCTGCGTTTCTAGCTACAAGATCTGTTGCAGTGAGATTACTTAGTGGGTCCGCGTTGGCTATGGCTTGGTTAGCCGCAGCAGAAGTATCAGGTGCAGTCGCCGCAGCAATCGCAGCATTTGCGGTTCTGTTTTCAATTGGGGCCGAGCCGGGAGCTTTCTTATTAACCTGACCAGCGAGGCTAAGAACCGCATTGTTAATAGCACTGGGATTCTCAGAAGCGACCGCTTCCAATAAAGATACAGCTCTACCCGCTAGAATTGTGTCTTTACTGGTAGCAAGGTCCCCGGCCATCTGAATAGCCAGCCCGTAATTTGGTTTGCTAGACAATAAGTTGGCAGCAATACTTGCGCCCTGTACTACATCTTTCACAGTAATATAGTCGTCGGCCCCCCCAGCAATTTTAAAATTCCCTATTGTTTGAACTACACCATCTGCATCTTTAATTATCTTCCCTAAATCATCTTTTAGCGGAATATTGAACATACCACCGAAAGCTGTCAACGCTCCGGGTAAGTTTCCATCTTTTATTGCGGCAATAAATCGAAGTTCACTAGCCAACCCACCTATACCAGCGGCGCTGGCGAGGCTAGACAGCCCACTAAGTACATTACCTTTATCAAAGGCGTCGTACGCCATATAGACTTTAGCTGCATCACCCAAAATTCCGGGGCCACCAACCAAAACGGGCGCTGCGGTTCGTAGTACATCTCCAATATTATGGATGTTCCCAGCGGCACCTTGGAATGCTACGTTACCTGCGGCTACGTAAAGGGGTGGAACCCCTTCAGCCATAAGTGCTAGATTGACCACAGACATAACCGGCCCAAGATCTTGGGCAAGTGCGCCTATCCCAGATTTGCTATATTGCTGAACAGGCAAGGCAATTGTGCCACCTTTCCCGTCTGAAACCGGCTGAAAATTATATTCGCTAAATCCTTCGCCTTCGTTCTCAGAACCAAACTTTTTGTTATAGGCGGAAATTATTTGGTCAGGATTGTTTTTGTTATAGTATACCGGTAGTTGTTCTTCTGGGATGATCGTGCGAGATTCATCGCTTCCTGTTTCATAAGCAGGGCGAGTTTCATACCGCACACCGATATCACCAATACTGGTAATACCATAATCTTTTGCCAAAATTTTGGCAATGTTTTGCATGTGCGTATCGGCGGACAGAGGGGACGCATTTTTGTAAACGTCCGCTTTCCCTTGAACCGCACCCATCTGTTTAAGAAGGGTGTCATATCCCGCTTGCCAACTATCCGCCATAATTAACCCACTTTCCAATTTGTGCCATCTGAATACACAGGCACATTAGTTGACCCGCCACCGGCTACCGTGGTGCCAAATGTAGATACAGAAGAATCTGTTACAAACGCTCTAGACCCCACGCCGGAAGTAACCGCACTGGGTAACTCGGCTACCGTTAAAGGCACGTTGGCTTTTAACTGACCAATAACCTTATCACGCTCGTTGAAGTACAACCGCAAGACGCTACTAAACTGATCAAAATACTGCCGGTTGTATTCATTAGGCGCAAGGGGCAGGCTGGGCGCAACAGCCTGAAATAGTAAATATTCTGACGTAATGAGGTAGCTCATCGTCTGCCGTCCTGACGTATGTCAATCCGTGGATACCCCAACTGCCACTGGACCCCGAGACCGGTAGACGCGATCTTCATAATCATCTGACGCCCACGCACCCGAATATAGACCTGCCCGGTAAACTGCTCAATAGGTATAGTGGCAGTTCGGGTAACCGTAGCGTTGTCGCTACCGGCAACTGATGTAGGACTGTTATACCCTGACCCGGAATTTTGCATTGGGATTAACGTCATTACGGCAGAGGGGGAGGCTGCGGTAGACCCTTCAAAAGTTACGTCGGGCAGCATCCGGTATATAAACCCGAACCGGTCACCATCCTCAATATCAAACTCTGATGAAGATATGTACGCTTCAATAGGGAGCGTAGTAGCAGTCTCGTTATTGTCTACCCCACTCTCATGGTTCACAAGGTTGTTACTATAAGTCGCAGCTACAGGATTATCACGCAGGCCAGAGTCTAACCACGCCGTACGCGCCAGCGTCCCGTAGTACCAAACCCCCTGCCCGCCCTTACCGTCAGGCTCAAGGTAGTTATACACAACATACCGATCAATAGTGGTGTTTGGATTGAGTACCGTACCAGTGCCATTAGGCCCGGTGATTGAGCAGTAGAACCACCATACTTCGTTGAATCCTTCGTTCGTCCCGCAGAATATCTGCTCGTTCTGCCCAAAATTTATGTCTTGGAAAATATATTTACGCAGGTCGCAATTAAGTGTGTTGACGCGCCCGTCGTACATGTAGAACTTATCTATCCCCATCCAGAATATTCGGCCTGACGCAAGAATTGCCGCATTTTGGCTAACAATTGAAATATTGTCGCCAAGAATATCTTGTCTCCAAACCGCTGGTGGCCCGACGTACTGTAACGAAAAAATTGCAGAATCCGTAAATACAACTATTTCTTGACGAGTTTGAACCGCTGTAATAATCTCAGACCCGTGAGAGAACACTGTATAGTTAGCTTGGCTATCTTGACCCAAAGTCCAATTATAGGGATTTTGAAAGTCTGACCACCGGATAAGCATGGGGTTTAACGTGGCGGAGCCGTAGTCATTACATCCAAAAGCAAAAACAAACCGGTTGGTAGATACAAGTATATTATTTTGTATCGTAGGAACGTCCACTATATTTGAAATATAAACACCAGAGCCAGTCGATGTGGTGTTTACGTACGTTGAACCTCCCTGAGTCAACGATAGGTTGGCAGTTACTCCAACAATATTTTCTAAGTAATATGTCGTGTTTGCCGTAATGCCCGTGGGTAGTGACCCCCCTGTACCAGCCGCAAATTGGACCGGAGTACCGACAGTAAATACCGTAGACAGGGTTACTACCGTGGGCGAGGCGTTGGTAAATGTGACAGACCCACCTAAAGAAGATAGCAAAACACCACGTGTGCTAGTTCCGCCATTTGCGTCCCAGTAGTAGATACTGCCACCACGAGGGGCAAAGATAAGGTCTTCTCCGTAGTTATTTTGACTCCAGAGCCTAATAGGAGTAGTGGTAGTAACACCGTTACCCCATGTACCTAAACCCCACCCACCAGCACCCCACCCAGAAATTGGAAGTTGGACTTCTGCACCAACGCTAATTTGATACGCAGCAACAACGGCGGACCCGCCATAAGTACCGGCAGTAAGAGGCGAGGCTAGAGTGATGGAGTAAGAATTAACATTAATATACGTGATGACGTATTCGGCATTGAAAACGGCGGTTGTTGACCCGCTGAACGTAACGTAGTCCCCGGTGATAGCGCCGTGAGATGCAGCGGTAACTGTGACAGTTGTAGTCCCGTTGGCTGAAAATGGGTTGGCCCCAAGAGTAGTGGTAACACGGAGCGGAGTGATGTCGTAGTACGCGCCACCTTGCTCAATATAGAATTTTAAGTTGGTTCCTACGCCCAGCAGATTCTGCGCAGCAAGCGTCACCCAATTCCACAGCGACCGGCAGAGGCCAAGAAACGTGCTGGAAGAAATGCGCTGCCACCCACCAATCTTCTCGGGCGTGCCTTGGCGGAACCGGACTTTATCGCTATCAAACCAACCGTTCTCGTTGGCGTAGCGGGTGTTTTCTTTGTTTACTCCGGGTCGAAGTTGAAGTTTTTTGAGTGGCATTACTTGCTCGCTACACCCTTGTGCTTCTCAAATGACCGCATACCGCCAAACCCCAACAGCCCAGCCAGCAGTGTCATGAGTTGCTCAACGTCCAGATCTGGTGGGGGGTTCAACTCTTTGGGGATTATGTCATAACCTTGACCAAAAACCCAGCACCATTGCATCAGGGGGTAGCCAAGGAATTGGTAAGCCAAGCCAAGAACCCCAACCCACCCGACAGCAGGACGCCAGCCACTGACAAATACGCTAGGACTCGCCGCTTCAATCTTATTGACTTCAACCTGAGCCAAGTCGGTCTCTTGGTCAATCCTTTTTTCCTCAAGGTCAAGCCTGCGCTCTTCCAACGCCATTTCGAGGCGTTCTTTATCCGTTGTGTATAGCGAGTCCGCAACCTTGCCAACGCCTTCAATGATGCTCCCGATCCCAATCAAATCCATTACTTGAGTCCGTGCAAGGTTCGGTTGATCCAACCTAATAAGAATTTGGACTGGCCCCGGTCTTTGTTGCAGATCTGCGCGTACCGGCTAATCTTGGCGAGGGCATAGGCTGGCAAGAACTTCTCCACCGTACAAATGTTCAACCGTTCAAGGGTTTTTGGTCCGATTGCGCCGTCTGGGGTTGTTCCGACGATAAGCTGGGCGAGCTTAGAGGCAATCCCAACTCCGGTATTGACGGAGAAATTGAATATTGTCTCGGCAACAGCTTGTTCCTTAAGGTCGTCACCTCGGACACGATCCCAGAAATTAGACTTGTAAAACTCACGAACCAGTGGCGTAGCCGATCCAAAATCCTTGCGATCAATGAACTGCCATCCTGCCCAGTCTGAATTTGGCTTTCTTGCGATTCCTGCATACGTTTGCCCTCCCCGGTCGCCCGGGATGTTGGTGAGTTGATAGCCGCCCTCGTCACGGATCATTTTTTCGAAGGCTTGTTCAAAATTAGCCATTGCTACCTCCGTGCCTCCTGATGTACTCACTCCGGAGAAACGAAACTTTTTTGCGCCCGTCATGTTTCTTGACTCTACCCAAGGCTGGCGGGTTGTTCAAGTATTCTGCGGCTCGCAGGATCATGTCCGGGTCATCGTCAAAGCTACCTAGCGCTGTGTTACACCGCACACACAAAATCCCACGAACATCATCAGAGTCGTGGCAGTGGTCTACCGCAAACTTGTACTGTTTAAGTTTGAGGGGGTTGTCACAGATAGCACAATTATACCCCTGAAGCTTCAACAGGAAGTCATAATCTGACGGTGACAACCCGAACCGGTCAAGTCGGTTTATGTCTGATTTACAAGCGCTACAGAGAAAATAGTCCCTGCGACCATGAACAATAAGGTCCTCTCTGGCAAACTCTCCAGTACATACAGCGCAAGATGGCATTTTGAAACCCCGGTGGGTCGCACCGGGGCCGGACCTTAGTTGTCGGTCTGTTCGTCTTCTTCAGACTCTTCAGACTCTTCTTCAGCCATAACAGCAACGTCGAAGTGAGCGTCAACCGTGGCCGAGAACAGTTCGGTCAGCGTGAAGCGGCTAACACCGTTAGCATCTGCAACGGCATAGGTAGCGGCGATCAAAGCCTGCAACGCGTCGACCGGCTCCGAACCTTCAAGAACTTCAATAATTTGGTCTTTCATGAAAAACTCCATTCGTTGGTAGGGTGGGAGCACCCCGGCGGGCGAGTGACCCCTCTAAAATCTTACAGTTTACAGAAGACAAAGAAGTTACTTCAACTATCCCGGCTGGTTTGTCCAGACTGGAACAGTGGGCCAAATAATGTTTTCTGGAAATCCTTGTTGTTGAGGAACATCTCTTAATTTTTGTCTGTATTCTAACCAAGAATCAACTTGGGCTTGAGAAAGCCTAGAAACGGCAGAGGGTAATTCAATCCAATCTGATTTCATAAGCAAATCATTTCGCTCGGTTCTTTTTTTGATAAGTGAAATAGCAAGTTGATTTTGTATAAATCTTTCTTTGTCTATTTCAAATTGCAATATTTCTTCTGGCGTTGCATCCCGAATTACGCCATCGACAGATACTTTAAAAGAGTTATTTTCCATTATGCAAACCCATAAAGTGTGTATGTACCGGTGGAACCAAGATTACCCGCATTAACACTAATAGAAATTCCTGTAATGCTGCCTGTATTTTTATAACCAAAAGTAGTCAAGAGGCCTTGCTCATTTGGATGTGTATTTGAAGAAATAAACCCACTTGTACCTAATCCATTTACTCGATTTATATCCATAATTATTGAATTTGGTGAGGTAACAGAAGGAACACCAGCCATTATAGGAATAGACGTCTGAGTAGTTGCAGAAGCAACATTATATACATAAGCATTTAATGTCATCTGCTGATAAGCGTAATTACTACTGCTATCAACAGCACCGCCGGTATAAAATTGAAGATTAACAGGGTAACTACCGCCAAAGGTCGAAAGAAGGTTTGAAAAAATAAGTCTATAATTGGTATATGTGTTGCTAAGACCACTTGTTAGAGTGAATGCACCTACAGCTCCCACACTACCTGAAGATATTAAGACAAGCCCACTTGAACCACCCGTCGCAGCAATTGTAATTGAACCTGTGCTGTTGGTGATGGTTATTCCAGTACCTTGGGTCAGCGTAGTGCGTGTAAATCCTGAACCATTACCAATATCTAACGCCCCGTTTGCCGGGGTTGACGACAGCCCAGTTCCTCCACTACTAACCGCTAACGCGGTTGACAATCCGGCAGCGGTGCCAGTCGTGTTTTGATTCAGCGTTGGGATATCCGCAGCGACAATTGCTCTAAATGTAGGAGCGCCAGCGGAACCATTGGGTGCAGCTAAAACGTAGTTTGCTGTCTTTGATGCATATGGATTCTGGGTGTCCCCGTAGCTGGCCGCCAAGCTAATCGCAGGAGTTGAACCGCCAGAAGATGCAACGGGCGAAGTTCCCGTGACAGAAGTAACAGTTCCGCCAGAACCAGATGCCGCAATCGTAATTCCACCCGCGCTGTTGGTAATTGTTACTCCAGAACCAGCAGTCAACGTAGTGCGCGTAAATCCTGAACCATTACCAATGTCCAATGCGCCGTTTGCTGGGGTTGTGGTCAGCCCCGTTCCACCGTTAGCAATTGGCAAAGTTCCCGTAACGCCGGTGGTTAAAGGCAGCCCAGTAGCATTCGTAAGAACACCGCTGGCGGGGGTGCCAAGCGCCGGAGTTACAAGTGTTGGAGAAGTCGATAGGACGTTGCTCCCCGAACCCGTTGAGGTGGTAACTCCTGTCCCACCATAACCAACCGCCAATAAGCCAGAATTAATGACAGTAGCCGAAGTCGAGGCAACCTTTACGAAGTCCGAGCCGTTCCAAGCAACAATTGCTTTTTCACTGGCAAGGAGCGTTACTCCCGTCGTGGGTCCAGCGCCAACAATCTTGACCGTGTACGTCCCTGACGTATTGTTAATTATGTAGGCTTTGCTTGCTGCCGGGGCCGTGATGGTGATATTGGCCGACGCCGGGGACGCAATGATGATGGCGTACTGAGAGGACGTAGACCCAAGACTTGAACCCGTAGTCTTAGTGAGCGTGGTATCGGTCGTGACGGTCACGGACCCAGCAACTGCCGAGTCAATATAGGTAGATATGTAGTTGTTAACCGTGTCGCCCCACGTACCGGACAACTCTCCGGTTGCTGGCAACGCAAGCCCAATAAGCGACGTATACGAAGTAGCCATTTCAAATCCTTAGATGTCGGTCCAGTTCGGCGTTTGGCCCGTGGAGATTGTAGACCAGTTTGGGGTTTCCGTATTGTTTATTGCGGCCCAGTTTGGTGTCTGTGAATCGTCGATCAAGTTCCAAAGGAACGCGGCAATAACAGAATCAGAAATCCCAGCGGCTTCGGCAACCGCTGAATAAAAAGCAACGACTGCCAATACCGAGTCAGCCCCGCTGGCAGTTTCTGAAATGTTTGTTGCAAAAGTTTGTGCAGCGGATACCGCGTCAACACCACTAGCCGCTTCGGCAAGAGAAGAACTAAATAACTGCGCCGCAGAAACTGCGTCAACCCCACTTGCCGCTTCTGCAACAGCGGCAAAGAAAACAAAATTGGGAGAAAGCGAGTCGACGCCACTTGCCGCTTCAGCGATAGCTGACGCAAACAACTGAACAGCCGATAAGACATCTGCTCCGCTTGCTGCCTCAGAAACAAAACTAAATAAAATAAAATTGGCAGAAACCGAGTCAATACCACTGGCAGCTTCACTAAGGTCAGAATAAAAAACTGCTTGGATTGATGGGACATCTGCAATGCCCGCTGTTTCAGAAACAACGCCAAATAAAAAAACACTTGAAGAAATAGAATCGACACCGCTCGCGGCCTCTGCAACAGCCGAGACAAATAATTGCGCTGCGGATATTGAGTCCACACCGCTTGCCGTTTCTGCAACGGCGCGGTCATAGCCAGACCCACCCCAAGCGGATATGCCCCATCCACCGGAACCCCACCCGCCTTCAGCCACGCTTTCATCCTTTAGGTAGCAGTCAAGCTAAACGTGTACGTCACATTTAGCGTATCACCAGAAGCAACCGTACGGTCACCCGGAGCGGAGAAGTCGGCAGCAGAAAACAACGTACCCGCCGTACCCGACTTTGCACTACCACTTGTCAGGAACGCGCCACCAACCGTAGCAGTAGCGTTGATACTAAATGCAGCGGGGGAAGCCGAGTTGGTTGCCACTGACGGGTTAGCCGTCGTAGCCGTAGCAAAAGTACAAGCCACACGGGTCGCGTTACTATATGGAACCGCTTCGGTCCAGCCAGCGTGACTAGCCATCGTGTCACCAGCCGCAGGAGTGTTTGAAGCCCCGGCACCATACAGCCCGATATACCACGTAGTGATTTGGGTCACGCTAGTCAGCGCCGAGCCCGCCATATATGCAAGACCCGCATTGACAACCAAGTTGTCCGTCTCATCTGCCCACTTCAGTTTTCCATCTGGGCCGAAGCACTCAAAACGGAAAACGCCTTTGGCTGCTGCTTTTTGTTCCATGATTACCCTAATTAGATGACCGAATCAACGCATCCGTTGCGTTGTTGGTAGGAAGCGCGATGGTAAACGTATTACCAGAGACCGTCTTGTCCGCCCCAAAGTCCAGCACCGCGATAGACCTGTTAGCTTTACTAGAATTATAAATCAAAGCCGCGCGAGCTGTAAACGAAGCAGCGGGCCAGCTAGGGTTGTTAAAACTGACGTACGCCGTGTACTCCGAGGAGTTAACTGTCACCCCAGTAATCACCACACCCCCAGCCGTGTACCCTGTACCCGTGATTTCGTTGGTAGTGGAGTATGCAGTGGTGCTTTCATTAAGGGTGGCGTCCCCGGTATACAGCGCAATCTTTAAAGTGTCGGTCGTCAGGTTATGAATTGCCTGATACAACTCCGCCTTAAAACTTGTGGTCTGAGTCTGGATAATAGACATTAAATCACCGGCACGCGGGTCTGACCACTGCGGTACGCATCCTGACGATCTTTACCATCGCCCAACTGTTTGAGCAGAATCAAGGAGTTGTCGTACATACCCTTGTAGACCGCAATCAAATCTTGCTCACCTTTCATAAACCGGATGGCTTCAACCAATGCACCGTTGAGCAAAGCGGAATCAAAATTATCCCCAAGCCACGTGGTCCCAGCGGTCACTATAGACTCTGGATAGTAATAATAGTGCAGCTCCGCGTTATAGAGCACATCGGGGGTTGGCCCAAGGATAAATGTCAACTCTTTTGGATCTACGGATTGAGGTCCAAAAATGGCGTAATGCGCAGGGGTTCCGGTATCCGTGGGGTTTGGGTACGCCTCGCGGATAAAGTTTACATCTTTGTTAAGAAGGAACGTATACGCCCCGCCCGTAGGGAAAACCGCCAACGAATAGACGGATAAAAAATCACTGGGGCAGGACAGGTATTTATTGTTTGCGGCAATCGTACCGGTCACGTTTTTTCGCAAGTTAGGCAGTTGGACCGTGTTATAGATCTTCTGCTCCGACTGCTGCGTAAACATAGCCAATTGATCAGCGGTGAACGAATTCTCCGTGATGTCTTGGATGTTTACACACAGATCGGCGTAGTTCATGCCATCGGACCCCGAGACATTTTACCTTTAGTGGCAGCACCAGTTCCCCGCATCTGGATACCAGAGGTCTTGGGTGGTGGGCACTCGCTACTTGAAATGTTGCTAACGCTGACGCACAGGTCATCAAGGCTCATCGAGCGAGACTTTTTACCGTAGCCGCTGTTGCTCAGATCAACACTAGCTTTCCCAGTCATGTCATGCGGTGCGGCGTAGGTCGAAGCAGGTCCAACTTCTTTGCCGCCCTTTTTTATACTGAAGCCACCCATTACCGCCCCCTCGCGCCGCTGCGCTGGTTCATGGCACGAGACAAATTCTTCCCGTACTTCATGCGGTCGTCCGTGGTCGGGCCACCGGCTTTCATCTTTTTTGCGCCGGGGTGCATTTTCTTCTCGTGAGCACGGACTTCCGTGTCCGCGATAGCTTTAACTTCTTTCTTGTCCATCACGGACTCCTATGATGTCGTAACCGTTACTGTACCAACGTATGTCGTTGCAACCAAGTAGTTTGGCGTCAAAGGATCATCAAACCCCCTAGATCCGCCAACTGGATTCCAACCCCACTGAAAAATTCTACTGCCTTCTGACGGAAACCCAATCACGTTTGTACCAGACTGATAGTAACTAAGGTCTTTACGAGGTTCCCGCAGTGCCTGAGGATCGTCAATCGGATACATACCAAGCTGTAGCTGTGGCTGATCCGGCGTCCAACACTGAGGGCAGACCTTGATGTTGACTAGCTTTGTCTTAACTACTAGCTTTTTGAGATCCTTTAACTTGTACCGAAACCCGCACATGTCGCATTCGGCAATAGCGATCTTGCCAGAGGCGAACCGATTACCCATTAGCTGCTACCGATAAAATACTGTCTAGGTACAAAACGATCCGCTGCTTTTTCCCGGTCCTCAGAAGCCGCTAACCCCCATTGATACTCATATTCAGTCTTTAGCATATCAAGGCGTTGCGCCCCCTCAGGGATCTTCATGGCTATATAGTAAGCCAGCCCTGCGGTAAGGCAGGGTAAGAAACGGAAGTTCACATCAGCCGTGTTGCTACCTGTGTCGATGTTGTCCATCCGACGCAACCGCCAATAGACAAATGTGTAGTAGGGGCTACCGCTTGGACCTTGATCTGGAATAGGCCAGACGGTGATAGTCGGAATAGCTTGCTTGCGGTCAATATAGACTTGGATTGGACGCGCTTGACTAAGTTTGTTTGGAATAGTCGCGTATGTTGAGACGCTAATGCGCGTGATGGTTAGATCCGCTTGAGTAGCAGAGTTGCCTGACCCCGTACGGATTACATGCTCTAGCAGGTCTACCGTGTCCGCCGGTAGGTTGTACGTTGCCGTACCTTGGACCAAAGGGATTGAGCCAGACTCAATCGTCCACATGTTGATACCACGGTTAGCCCATTCAGCCATCATGATGTTGGCACTACGCCGCGCCGTCCGAAGATCATAGCCGGTACGCATCTCACGCCCTGCACGTTCCCACGCTTCTTCAGCGAGTTCCGTGAAGTTCATGTCAAAGTTGGCGACCCCGGATACTGTCATTTTTTCGCCGTCTTAGCAGAGTCGATAAAGTCTTGCTTGGAAGGAGCGCCCTTGGCTCCGGGCTTCCTCATCTTTTCGCCAGAGCCTTGGGCGATACGTTTACGTTTGGCGTTAATGTTGTCGTACAGACCAACATGCCCGCCTTCAGCGTACATGGCTACCTGATTCGGATCATCCTTGCGGGTGATCTTCTTCTTACCGGGCATTTTGGATGGGTCAATCTTCCCCATCCCACGGCTGGCTAACATCAGCACATACCGCCGCCAGCCATCTTGGGCCGCTTGAGTTTGGTCTTGCCACGTTGAGCGCAGCCGTCAATCGAGCCGCCCTTGGCGTAGCCTTTAGCTTCCGCTTTCTCGTGTTTGATCATAGAGGCTGGAGCGCCCTTCTTTTTCATGAAGGACAGTTCTTTGCCAATCATTGCTTTCGATTCAGCCATTTCACCACCTTTGGAGAATTTGCGGCCTTTGTCAGCCGCTGAAAAGTCTTTACCTACGGACTGGGGCACACCAGCTTTCTTAGCAAACGAAGGCGAATGGGCAATCGCCTCCATGAAATTGTGCTGTTTCTTGCTGGTGCTAGGCATTACACCATCCTGCCTTTGGTTTTACCACGTTGTGCGCAACCGTCTGCGCGACCGACCAGACCGCCTTTCTTAAAGGCCGGGATCTTGCCACCTTTCTTGTTCGCGTACCTCTCAGCGGATAACCCGTCGTCCGACAAGTCCTTTACGCGATTACGAGCCGTTTCCCTACCAGAAATATACTCTTGCATTGCAAGATCGGGTTTGCGTTCTTTTTCTAGGATGGTCGAACTACGGTTGTTAGCCCGATCCATTAATTCTTTACCGGCTTTGGAAACCCCTTTACCAGTTGGTTTGATAGTTTTGGGTTCGGGCCGCACGGTTCCGCGAGGATCTTTAGTTGCTACCCGTTGCTTGTTAACAGCTTCCATGGCTTGGTCCTTCAAAGAACCTCTGCCTTTTTCCATTAACTTCTTACCGGCTTCGGAAGGTCCCTTGCCAGTTGGCTGGATAGCGCCAGACTTGGTTTCGGCTTTTGGTTCAGCTTTAGGAGCTTCTTTTGGCGCGGGTTTAGGACCGCTGCGTGCAGCTTCAGCGGTAACATTACCTTCGTCGTCAAATAGTTTGCCCTGCTTAGGTTCTCTCTTTGGAGATACCCGCGTGGCTTCCGCAGTGGGATTGCCCTTGGCGTCAAACAACTCACCCTGTTTGGGCGCTGGCTTTGAGTCTAGTTTTGGTTCAGTCCTAGGAGCTTCTTTGGGCGCTGGTTTGGTGAACTCATCATACGCTTTTCTAGCCGCACCAAAACCAGCACGGGCCATGGCTGGGAGCTTGGAAGCCCCAAGAGCAATGGTCTCAACCGGACCCATCATGGTCTGTTCGACAGCACCACTACCAACTCGCTTGAGCCGTTCTAGCTCATTCTTCTTCTTGGTGTCGACGCTATCGTCGCTATCATCCGCTCCTACATAGCTAGGTTTAGAAGATGCGGCTGGAGTTTTTTCAGCGGCAGGGGCCGGTGGCTTGGGTTTGGGTTTGCTGACCGGCATCAAAGACTGGCGGTACTTTTCTGCTTTTTTAGCATCCCCGGCGATAGTAACGCTGCTAGATTCCGCGCCTTTATCAGAGTCCGCACGTTCTTCCTCTTTAGTTAGAGGCGTTGGAGGAATTTCTCTGCGCCCCGAAGGTGGGGGTGCTTTTGCAGGTTCTCCATCGCCGTCATCGCGCCGTCTACCTTGCCCCGGACGTAGGGAGGGATTCATCATCCCCGACGCTGAAGTCGAAGCGTAACGCTCTCGCGAGTCGTCAATTTCCGCAGCTTCAGATGGTTTGCGAAGATTGCGAGCACGGTTGCTAAAATCCGTGTATGAAAACGGATCGCCCGAACCTGCGCCTACGGCTCCGCCTTCATCGTAGCGCTTAAATTTTTTGAGCTTTCTCACTTGTGCTGCTCCATAAGCCGATCAATCTTACTTTCAAGACGATCAAGGCGGTCAAAGATGCGGTTGATGTCTGCGTCTAGTTGTGTCTTGGTAACGTACTCTTTGGCGATCTCTTCGCGGGTCTTGTTAATCAGTACTTGAAGGCGTTTTACCTCGTCGAAGACGCTCTTGAGGAAGAATCCCGCAACGCTGACGCCTACCGAAAGAACTGCGTTCCAAATAGTATGTTCCATCTCAGCACTTCCACTTTTTCAAGTATGACATCAACTGTTCAGCACGAGAAGAGCTGTCACCCACATTTCCAGCCGCCAAATTACACCGACTGCACAGCAAATCACGAACTTCATTGGTGATGTGGTTATGGTCTACGCAAGGGCGGTCTGATATTTTTCCTTCGATATCAAACGCTACGGAGCAACACGCACATTTTCCGCCTTGCGCCAAAAGTTTTTCAGCAAACTGAGCCGCAGATATACCATACTTTGCGGGTAAGTTGTACTTACGCACTTCTACTTTTGTGCAAGATTTACACGCATACGACAAGCCCGAAGTTTGGGTCTTGTTTTTATTAAACGCGGTTGGAAGTTTCCACTCTTTGCATTTGCTACAACGATATCTTCCCTGCCCGTCAGGAGCTTTGGGAACTCTTCCCCAGTCACGTTTTGTGTTTAACATGCCCACTTCCTCAGGCTTTTGTTAATCCGGCTGTTTGGGTCTTTGGCTGTTTTCGCTGAGGTAAGTTTCGACTTCATGCCTTCCATTCTCGAACAGAAGCTCTTCCTTCTCCCGGCGTCTTCTTTCGTTTTTGGTTTCGGGGCGGGGGGCTTTAAGTTCATCCCTTGTGATTTCGCGGACGCGCGTCCCTTCGCATTCAGACCCCCCTTGGGGTCCTTTCCTTCTGCTCTTTGCCATGCAGGAGATTTAGCCATGATTACTGCTGGTTAGCTTTGTACGCAGCCACAAGGGTGTCATAGTCCGTACCAATCTGTGCCTTGAGCGCATCACGAACTCGGGTGGCTTTGCTCTGCTCTACCTTTTCCGTGCGTAGCAGATTGCGGATTCTGTCCCGATATTGATGCTCAGAAATAGTAAGTACAGCATCATCATCAAGGCTTTCAGGCAACTTGTCAATAGCAGCCTCTTTGTACTGAACCAAATCATCCGGCCAGCTTTCCTGCGGTAGTGCAGCAAGCATCACGGCGTAGTTGTCTACGTTGATTTGATACTGATAGATTTCCATCTCACGGCCAAAAGCGGCAACAATGAGGTTGTTCAGATGTTCTTGGTCGGTGACCATTAAAGTTCCTTTTAGTTAAGGTGAAAATCTTATGCCCGCTGTTGCACCAGTGTTCAGACCAACTGGGGCTGCATATTTAGTTCCAAAACCAGTAGCGTCTGACCAAGGGTGCGCAGCAACCCCAAAAGGTGAAGTAGCTATTCCTATGCAAATATCAGTGCCAGCAGCATTAAACGCAGCACTGTATGAATCGCTTGATATTGTAGGAGATGGGCCTGTATATAAAGTTCCAAAGCCGCTTCCAGAAGACCAAGCATAAACTCGAATAGCCGGAGAAAAAGTATGTGATACTGCAATAGCACTACCTGAAGGACTAAAGTTTACGGCGGTTCCGTTGCTAGCTGGCAATGTAGCCGGGTTTGCATATTTAGTCCCAAATCCAGCAGACCAAGGGTAGGCGGTAATATATGGAGACGTCTGATGAGCTATTGCAATAACATTACCAGCAGGACTAAATGCTACGCCGTTTCCTGTACCAGTCGGCAAGGTCGACGGGTTTGCATATTTGGTGCCAAAACCAGTAGACCAAGGATAAGTTGAAATATATGGAGACGTACCGTGAGCAACTGCTATTGCAGTCCCTGCAGAATTAAATGCTGCCTCTACCCCATAACCGGTTGGTAGCGTAGATGGATTAGCGTATTTAGTCCCAAATCCAGCAGACCAAAGATAAGCAGAAATATATGGAGAGCTATCAATTCCTATAGCAATAACATTCTCAGCCGGATTAAATCTTGGACCAATCGCTACCCCGCCTATAACTGGGGATGGGTTTGCGTATTTAGTTCCAAACCCAGTACTAGAAGTCCAAGGGTAAACGTTAATATATGGTGACGCCCCAAAAAACGCAATGGCTACTGCACTACTGCTAAATGCAACGCTAGGGCCAGCGTATGCGGCGCTAGATGGAAGAACTGATGGATTTGCATATTTAGTTCCAAACCCAGTACCAGAAGCCCAAGGAAATGCGTAAATATATGGGCTTGTACTGTTTGACACTACAATAGAGGAACTTGCGCCGCCGCTGCTAGGCTTTCTAAAAAACTTACTGGTTGAAAACATCAGAAGTTTGCCCCTGATTGAATCCCGTACCAGTTTGTGCCATCAGAAATAAAGGTGTAGAAGTCGTACTTTGTGTTGGTCAGCGTAGCTGTTGGAGCCGTGCCTCCGGGCCACTTGAGCGTTCCAGATGGCGTGGCAAACGTCAACGTCGTAGGCGTCGAGGCGTACAGCACCTGCACCGTCAAAGACTTCCCACTCGCAACCGCAGGCAGCGTGATCGCATTTGCTCCAACCATTGTCGTAATGGTTTGAAAGGTTCCGTTGGTCAAATCAAGCGTGATCGCATTACCCGTAACCGTCGCCGCATATCGGGTTTCAGTGTAGTTTGTAATCGTTGGGTTGGTCAGCGTCTTACTGGTAAACGTCTCGGCTCCAGCTAGAGTCGCAAGTGTTCCCGTCGTAGGCAACGTAACAGCGGTTGTGCCGGAAACCGTAAGTGTTGTTCCAAAAGCCCCAGATATGGTAATCGTGCTGGCTGTGTTATTTGCTACGCCAGTGCCACCTCTGTTTGGAGCTACTGCAACCCCGTTCCACGTTGCTGACGTAATAGAACCGGGATAGTCAAGGGTATTCGTTGACCACGAAGTGTTGCTAGGAGTCTGGTCATGTCTGTCCCAACTGCCCGCAGAGGTTGCATTTGATAACAGAACAACTGTTACATACCCGCCAGAAGGAACAGAAACAACTAGCGTAGACGAAGCATTATTTACGGTTATTGCGCCGCTAGACTGGTTGTTGTTGAACGAAAAGATTGTGCCGTTTGGTAATGTGGTTGCGTTTGGCAACTGAATAACTTGTCCACCAGAACCCGTGACGTTATATACAGGCGTTGATGCCGCCGTCAGCGTGATTAAAGTTCCAGACGCGGCGACACTTGTAAATCCGTTGAACGTAGCGTTGGTAGTGATGTTTCCGTTAGCGTCACGCAAAGTTACCGAGTTTGCACCAGAAGACGCTGTAACTCCAGTGCCACCACTAGCAACAGCCAAAGTACCGGCTACCGTAACTACACCGCCTGTTGCGGTATTGGGGGTTAATCCCGTAGACCCAAAGCTAACCGTAGTAACACCACCAGAAAATGGTTCTGTAAGCAGGACAATTCCGCTGCTTTCTCCGGCAAGGACAACTGACATCGCAACCCCTTAATTATGCTAAACCTGATCCACCACCTTGGATGATGGTCAAAGTAGCAGTGCCAGAAGACGAAGGAGACGCCGGGGAAATAACCCGAATCCCGCGAACAGGGTACGAAATGTTTGAATCCGCAGTAACTGTCTTTGTCACCAGCGTTGGGTGATTAGTCCAGTTGCCATTGGCGGGGTCGTACCCCGGAGCAAACACATCGTCAAACGTGTACTGCACCGTATAGGTAATAGTGCCCGTGACTACCACATTCAAAGCAAT